GATAGTATATACTAGAGTGTTTAAAAATATATTTGACTCAAATGAAAATATACCTGAGAACATAAGAAAAGATCCCGCGAAATTGTTGGAATTTGGTAGCAGTTCAAGAGAAGAGCGCGACAAAGTGAAAGACAAACTTTCTCAAGGAGATGGCGGCACAATTGTTGGCGCAAAACGCGAAGATTATGAACAACTAGGAGTCAAAAAACAAAAGGGTGGAGTTGATTTACATGAGGAAGCAAAGAAAAAAGGTGGAACATTAAATATGGAAGATTTGATGAAATTGCATGGTGTGACATAATTTTGGTGTATTAATACCTTATCTAAGGAATAAGGAAATATGGCTATTGATCTTGATGTACATGGTAATACAAAACCGCTTGAAGCGGCGGTACAAGCGGCTGTAAACAGAATTCGTCGTCAACCAATAAAAATTACTGTTGATGACAAGGGCGCCACCCAGCCATTGGGCAACATGAAGCGTGGTGCTGATGAGTTTACCAAATCGATGGAAGCGGCGAATGCTCGTATTCTTGCGTTCGGTGCGAGTATGGCAATCATAAATGGTGTGGCTAATGCATTCAAGGGTATGGTCAAAAACCTTGTTGAGGTTGAGAAAGCTATGGCTGACGTTAATGTGGTCATGGGTTTGAGCGCTCAAAACTTGGAAAAATTTAGTGATGGACTTTTTAAAGTGGCAAAAGAAACTGGTGCGGCATTCAGGGTTGCTGCAGATGCCGCTACAGAATATGCTCGTCAGGGCTTGGGTGTTGAAGAATCTCTAAAAAGAACGAGAGACGCTTTGGTTCTTACTCGCTTGACTGGCATGGACTCTGCCGAAGCAGTAAAATCCTTGACTGCCGCGATGAACACATACGGCACACAAATCAAAGATACCACGCAATTGGTTAGTAAGTTTGCTGCTGTTGATGTTAAGTTTGCGGTTAGCGCCCAAGATTTTGCGGACGCTATTTCTCGTACTGGTCAATCTGCTCAAAGCGCTGGGGTGAGCATTGACGAGCTTGTGGGTATTGTAACTGCTGCTCAGCAAAAAACTGCTCGTGGTGGTGCGGTTATTGGTAATGCGTTGAAAACAATTTTCACAAAAACAGGAAAAACAGATACTCTCAATCAACTTGAAAATTTAGGAATCGCAGTTCGCGATCTTGAGGGAAATACAATTGGTGCACAACGCATACTGAATGATCTCGCCAATACGTTTGATACTCTTAGTGCTGCGCAAAAAGCTCAGATTACTCAAACAATGGGTGGTTTGTTTCACATCAATATTTTGAAAGCTGTTTTGAGTGACGCCGCAAAACAAAATGGTATCATGGCTGAGGCTACCAGAATATCTGCTGGTGCTACAGATGAGGCTATACAAAAAAATGAAGAGTTGCGTAAAACAATGTCTGCGGTTGCCACAGAAACAGGGCTCGCAATCAAACAAGTTAGTACTCAAATAGGTGAAATTGCTATTGCTCCAGGAATGGAAAAGATTCTCAACTCTGTTAAAAGTCTGGCCGAAGGATTGAGTGGAGTGTTGGGAGATGGAGAAAGTACTGGAAGTAGTTTTGCTACTGGCCTTCTTAAAGGTATTGGTAATGTTATTACTGGGCCAGGACTTGTTGTTCTCGCGGGTGTATTTTTCAAATTATTTGGTCAAGCATTAAAGTTTACAAAAGAAAGTTTAACTTCGTTGGTCGGCGTAACAACCGAAAAACAAAAACAAAAAGCCATACAAACAAGTTTAGTTTCATTGTTTGGTCAAAATGCAGCGCTCAACAAAGAGATGTTGCGTACTGATATTGGCCGCACCGAAAAAGAAAAAATAATACTTGGTTTATTGAAGGCTCAAAATCTTGAGGCCAAATCTTTGAGCACATTGACTGCTGGCATGGCTGGCACATTGTATCGAAAAGGGTATGGCGCAAATTTAACACCCGTTGGTAAGAAAGCGAGTGGACACATTCCTAATTATGCAAACCCAGAACGCGCACAAGCTGCGCAGGGTGGATATGCTGCTGGAAATATTAGAAGCATGAACATGCCTGGCGAAGGCTCGGTAATATACAACAGCGCAGAAAAAGTCAAGAATTTTAAGGGCATGAGCCAACCTGCAATCATGCCTCCTCATTCAAGCAAGGCTGGAAAAAACTATCAACAAGCATTTGGTAATATACATGGATTCGATCCATATGCTGCAGGGGGATACGTTCCGAATTTTGCAGGGCCAAGAACTCACGTCAATCAAGGTTCTGCTAAATATATTGGGTTAAGTGCGACGAATTCTGCAGATAGAGCGGGAACTCTTTATGCAACTGCCGGAAAAGGAATGTCAAATGTTTTTTCAAGTGTAGGTAAGCCATATAGAGAAGCTGCTGCTAAGTCAAAGGGAGCCAAAATAGACTATGAATTTTATTCTTTGGATGACTCTGAAAAAAGAAAATATTATGATTCAAAAGTAGAAGATGAATTAAAAGAAGACCTTCAGCGAGCTAGCTACGGAATAATGAATAAACTTCTTAAGACCTTATCTTCTAAAGATCAAAATTTTATAGCAAAAAAAGCAGATTTAAGTAAAGACTTGCCTGAAAATAAAATGTCTGTTGCTGCTGGGCACATTTTTGAAGCCGCATCAAAAACTATACTTAGAGAAATTGGAGCTGAGTCAGCTATACCCGATAGCGAAACTGCAAGAATAGATTTTTTTAAAAATGATAAGCTTTATGATCTTTTTGGAGTTAAAGGCGCTAAAGGGTCTGTTGGTGCAGAGGCAAAAATAAATTCTAATGAAGCTAATGCCAAAAGCTTTGCTAGAAAAATATATGATTTAGAGATTGGTGGTAAAGGTATTACTTCTGGTAGTAAAACATCTGCACTATTAAAAACCAAAGCAGATAGAGACAAATTTGAGAGTTGGGTCGTTCAGAATAAAGGTCAAATTATAAATGGAGTTACTATTGGCAAGACTGGTAATGCTAGATATAATATGCTAAGGGATAAGAACAAAAAAGATAGATTGCTTGAATCTTATGAATCTAGTTTTAAGTCTAAAGGTTTTATCCCCAACTTCGCCGATCCATTATCTGACGCAATAGGTCGCGAAAAAGCTGCAGGTGTTCCTGTGTCTCAAATTCGCGTGGGATCGCACGGTGCACTCATGGGTAAAGGCAACCCCCTTGGCCTCGGCGTAACCAATACACATGATGAGCCAAATGGTTTGCGCGATGTGTTTGGTGCGAATGGATTTGTGCCGAATTATGCCGCCGGAGATTCTAGAGTTAACATTATTTCTAAACTTCTCGATAAATGGAAAAGTGTTTCTCAGACTTCCTTAAGTAATACAAAGCAAGAACTTATTGAAGACATGAGAATCAATACAACCCGGAGAGGTTATAGCGCGCAAGAAACTGCTGAAGATGCAAAACAATTAGGTTTTTCAAAACAAGAAACAAAGGAAGCTTTATCTCAATTAAATTTCTCAAGAAAAGAAACCAAACAAGCATTAACTTCAACATTTGGAGCTGGAGGACTTGCTGGTCTAAATAAAAAATTTGAGGGTACAACAATGGGTCGGGCGCTTGGTAGTACAGGGGGTCAAATGGGTCTTATGATGGGAGCTCCTATGCTCGCTGGAATGCTGCAACAAGGCGGGGCTACAAAAGGTGGGGCTGGATACACATTAGGAGGGGCTCTACAAGGCGCAGGTACTGGAGCGTCCATGGGAATGATATTTGGGCCAATTGGAACTGCTGTAGGAGCTCTTGGTGGAGCATTTATGGGCTTAGTAAATAGCGCAAAAGAGGTGGAAGAGGCTCAGGTAGAATTAGCTAAATCAACGGGAGCGCAAAAATCTCAAAGTATTCTATCTGCACCTGTCATGCAACAGGCGTTTGCTGGTATAGGAGAAGAGCGTTTAGAGTCTCTTGTTAATTTAAAAAAACAACTGAAATTAGGTTCTAAATTTGAACCTTCTTTTACGGAAATTGAAACAAGAAAAGAGAATCTTGATAAAAAGTTCGATAATAAACAATTGCAACAAAGTGCTATGATGGTTTGGGGCGGGGGCTCATCTTTGAATATTAGCAAAAGTATCTCTGAAGATAAAATTGAAAAGGATGCATCTGAGATCACTTCTGTACTTAACACTGACACAGCTAAAGAAAGAAGACAAGCATTGGTAGGCGCTTTGAAAAAACTGGATCCATCGACAGAATTTATGGGTACAGATTTAAAAGGTGAAGTGGGTGAAGATGGAAAAAAAATATTCAAGTCTAAAAAATTCACAACAAGCTCATTTTTGTCTCAAATTGAAGGCTTAGATATAACAAAACTAGAAGATCAGGAAGCTTTAAGGCAAGCATTTGAAAATGCATTAACATTACAGCAAAAAATAAATATTGACAAGGAAAAAGAAAGAAAGGCAGTTATCCTCCAACTCAATGCTCAGCGCGCAATTCTAGCTGCCCAACAAAAAGCTAAAGAAATACAATTTGACATAAAATCATCATACGCACAAATAGATAGTTCTCTATCTTTACAGGCCAAGTTGATGGGCAGCTTTGCAACTGAACAACAAAAGGCTCAGATGAATTATACTAAAGCTGTTAATAAAGCTGCTGAAAAATATGCTACAGGCGCTCAATCTCAAGAAGACCAATATAGAGTTAGCATGATTAAGTTTTCTGAGGATGCAACTATTGCCGCGGCTTTAAAAACAAACCTTGCTCAAAGAAAAGTAAACGAAGCAGAAATAAGCGGCGAAGGCAATACTCTTGATCTTGATACTGAAACCAAAAAAATAGACTTAACCAAAGAACTTCTAAAACTATCAAACGAAGAATTGTATACTGAGTTGAAAAAAGCAAACCTAGTCGGCAATCAATTGCAAGCACTTGAAGATTTTAAAAACAGTAAAGAAAAAAATGTAGAAATGCTGTTAAAAGAACTCGGACTATCTACTAAAATAGCGGAAAGCGAATTTGCAATAAATGATGCGATAGCAAAAAGAAAAGATTTGCTTGCGAATATGTCTACTGCAATTGGTATGTCTGACAAGCAGCTTGCTCACGATCAAAAAATGCGAGGTTTCTCTTCTCAGCTTGCCGCAGCGCAGAGACTAACTGATGTTGGTCCTGGCTATCAAACACGCGCCCAACAAGAAGATTTTCAAATGAGAGAAAAGCAAATTTCTCTCGAAAATGCAGCTACAACTTTAAGAGGAAATGCTACATCTGCAATCAATAAAAAAATAAAAGAGCGTACCGATCTCGAGCTGCAACAACAGGTAGCTCAAGAAAGAGTCTCAGCTATTAAAGGGGGTGCCAAGCCAACTACCGCCGAAGAACAAAAAGAGTTAGAGGCGCTTCTTGTAGAACAACAACAAGCCCTTGCTTTTATAGATCATGAAATAAAAAACATTAATGAATCAACAAAAGAAGAAATATCGAACGCCCAAAAACTACTCGACCTAGAAAAACAAAGACTTGACGAAAAAAGAAAACATGAAACTGGCCCAGGTGCATTCAAGAATGGTTTGAAAGATGGTATGGCGCAATTGCGCGAAGATACTTTATTGATTGATTATCAATTGAGCAGGGATATTCCTCAAAATTTTGCGAATGGATTGGCATCTGCAATGACCGAAGCTCTTTCTGGCGCAAAAGATTTAGATGATGCTTTGCGTGACGCAGGTATTGCATTTTTAAAAACCATCCAACAAGCAATGATGCAAAAAGCCGCGAACAATATTGTGGGTATGCTTCCATTCTCTCGCGGCGGAAATGTAAGAAAATATTCTCAAGGAGGCGGTGTTCCTGCTATGGTGAGCGACGGCGAATATGTGATGAGTGGTGGTGCAGTAAATAAATATGGCGGCGCATTTATGCATGGATTGAATGCTGGTGGAAATGTTCCTACGTTTAGCAATGGCGGCAAGCTTGAAGGATTTCAATACAAATCTGGCCGCGCATATCAAAGCAAAAAAATGAGCGGTGCTTTTTATGGTAGAGCTGATAATGTGGGATTACGAGAAGATGCATCATCATTAGAGGGGGCGCTAGCAGACAAACGCGCAAAAGAAGAAGAAGCTATAGCAAAAGCAAAAGAAGAAGCCGCGAAATACAATGCACGAGTACAGCAAATAGTGAGCACTGTAGCAAGTATAGCTATGGCTGGAGTGACTGCGGGGATGCAAGGTTCTGGTAAATTAACCGGAACAGCAAAAGCTGCAGGTTATGGTTCAAAAACTCCATTTGGGGTTAAAATGGCAACTGATGCCGGTGGTCAGGCCGTGAGCTTGTTGCCAAATGTAGATACTAGCGGATTCAGTAACGTAACTAACACAAGAAGCTGGAACCCAATGTCTTGGAAGTCTCCTTCTTCTGTAAATCCAGGGTTGGGTCCATTTTTCTGGAATAAGCCAACAAATCAATATTACGGAGGCCCAATTCGTCAATATGCTAACGGTGGACACATATCTGGTAAATCTGGAATCGACCAAATTCCTGCAATGCTCAGTGAGGGAGAGTATGTTATTCGCGCAAGCAGTGCTCGTCAAATTGGCAAACCCATGCTTGATCGTATAAATGCAGGAAAATTTAATGATGGCGGACCAGTTGATAAAATAGTAGGATCCGAAGAAACTTCTGGAACAAGCGGCAACACAAACAATATAAACATTTCTGTTAATATAGAATCTGGTTCAGTAAAAGACGAAAAGAAGTCGTCCGATAATACATCTGTTGAAGCAAGCGTTGGAGGCAAAGAAAAAGAAAGTGGCTCGGCTATTGCAGATAAAATAAAACAACAAGTTCTTTCTGTGATAGTTGAAGAACAGCGTCCTGGAGGATTGTTGAGTGATTGATCATGAGCTATTCAAATTACGAACAAACAGTAATAATCAACGGCCATCGATTGCTTGGTATTCAGAGTGTTGATGGTAGTTATGGAATAAGCGAAAAACCAATTCGCGTGGCGGGTGTTGGTTTTATTGATGCGATGTCAGATGCGCCACTACAAGGAAATTTTAGTATCAACCGAAAAATGGTTGGCGCAGATCCATTGTTAGAGAAAAACTCGCTCGGCAAATATCTTTTTGATGAACAAGAAATAGATGGTCTTGTGCTCTACGATAATAATACCAAAGGATTTGGTTTTACGAAAGGACGCGTGTCAAGATATAGTGTGAATTGTAGTGTTGGGAACATTCCTGACATACAAACAGATATTACTGTTTATGGTAGTTTGGGTAAAAATGTCTTGAAAAACAATTCATATTCTCAAAATTTAAATTCATCATACTATCCAACAAATTTAAGTCAAGTATATGTTGGAGAAAGAGGGTCGTCTTTGAATGTTGTTGATTCTTGGAACGACGGAGCGCTAACGATAACCGACGAAAAATATTCTAACATTCCTGATACCACGCGAGAAAGAAGGTGGACTAGCACCGTGTCTGGAATTACATATCGTTGGCTTGAGCTTGGCAGGGATTCATTTGCCTTGGTTCCATATGGCGCAACAATTCAACACACAGATCAATCAATACAATATCCTGATCAATCAAGTATAAAATTTAATGTAAGTGATTTTAGTATAGATGCGGTCATTGATTTTAGTTATAGTAGATCAATTAATGTTGTGCCATTGTATGCATTGCAAAAAGATGGTATTGCGACTTGGAATAGTGGGGCACCAATAACAAGCCCAAATTATGATCCTGTACAAATTGACACACAATATCCAATTGAGACAGATATATCTGTGACCATGATTGCAAATACTTATGAAATCCGCGAAATAAAAGATCGATTGCAGAATGCACCAAGAAGTGAAATATCAATTGATATATGTGATGCAGGTGATCATTCGAATGTAATCAATAGTTTTGTGGGTAAAAATGTAAGATTGATTAGTGAAAGTATAAATAGTACAACAGAAGAAGAAATGAACATAAGTTTGTCGTACAAAAGCTACGAATCTTATCACAACGAGGTTTGATTATGGCGCGACCATTTCTTAGATTTGAAGATGGAAAGATAACCTTGAACAACAAGGATCTTATGGTAAACTCTGCCAGTCTTTCGATCTCTCCATCTTTGCAGGTTGAGCGAGTTTATGGAGATTATGATGCACAAATCGCGGGCGCTCGAACTGAGTTTGTTAATTTTGCTCCAACTCAAAATATGCAAGGACAATTGAATATATCATTTTATATGTCTGCAGATACGATCTCTCCCAACAGTGTGAATAGATTGTTTGAATTGTTGGAGGTTGCGGATCCAGGAAATGCAAAAAGTTCTATTAGTGAAGCCCCAATAAATGGAAATGTTGTTGGTAGATATAGTTTTGATAATATGTTTTTGACTAGTTTCAATCTCAAGCTTGAACCATTTCGCCTGATTGTTGCCAATGCATCATACAATATATACGGCACGATAAATAAAACAGTTGATAGATACTTCACCAAATCAGATGTTGATTTCGCGCATGCACTAAAATCTTTTGGAGAAGTAAAAATAAGTAACCAAGCAACCGACGAAGAATTTGAAGTAAAGAGCTTGAATTACAATATCAATGTAGAACGCAAGATATCAAACAAAATAAGAGAAAATGAGAACACCGCGATTAATACATACGCTGGAGGCGCACTTCCACATCGAGTTAGCGTGGAATCAATAACCTCTGAGGTTAATATAGAGGGTAATGAAATGGCTCAAAATTTAAATCCTTATGGCGATCAGCAAACATCTTCTTCTCCATTTGGAATTGATGATTCTCAGGTGGATATATTTTTGTATAGTCTGGGTGGCGAAAGAATTTCCAGATTGCATTGCGCAGGAAAAATACAAAATCAATCGATGAATATCGCAGAAGGTTCTCACTCAACAAGCTCGATCACAATAAAACAAATAATCAAATAATGCAAAATCTTACAAACATATCCAATTATATTGGTGATTATACTCCTGGCGTGGATTATAAAAAATTTGATTTTGTTTTTAATAAAGTAGATAGTTTATATTATTACGCGAAAGATGATATAATTTGGAGCGATGAATTGATTAATACTTTTGCGAATCGATATTCGCTTGATCCTTCTGGGCCGCTATATGCTGGAACTCAAACATACTATCTTTTTGATGCACACAATGATATGTCTGATTATAAAATTGGACAAACCATAAACATTGGTGGATCACTATACGAAAATGATGGTAATTTTAGAATATTAAACATAGAAAGTAACTACAATCCAAGCGCAATAAAGCCTGGAGATTATGTGCTTTCTGAAATATTAAACGGGCAAGAAGGTATAGACGATTGGTTTTTGTCTGACTGGTTTTTGTTGGATCAAAAAGATATTTATTGGCCTGGTCGAGATTTTACTGCGTATGTTGATTCCAATATTGATTTGTATAATGCATACGAATCTAGTGGTAAGGCTTTAACAAAAGAAGCTTGGGGTAGGCAGCATTACAATACATACGGTGAAGCAGAAAATAGGGCAGTTCCTTTGAATGAAAGAGGAAATTGGATATATCATACGAAAATAGGCTGGATTTATACTTCAATTAAAGGTAATTTTACTCCTTCCGATAAGTCTTTATGGATGAATATTGGCGGACTTGAAGATATGTGGTTTTTTACCAAGAAAGGTTGGAAGGATGGAAACAATGCTGTTTTGTATTACGAGGATCGAGGAAGAGAAGAATACACTTATGAAATAACCAGTGAAAATAAATCATTTGATTCTAATACTCGAGAAATTGATGTTAGTGATGATGGTCAGTTTTTAATTGCTAGAAATAACTCTTCAATAAAAAGATATGAAAAAAGCGGTGACACTTGGATTGAGCAGGCCACTTTGAATTTTAATGGAGAATATAGATATTTGTGTTGCGACGGAGCTTGTGATACAATCGCTGTTTTGTCTTATGATGAAAATTACTATACTTTAAACACACAGATGTTTCAAGATTATGGTGTCCACTATGATTATAACAATGGGGCGCGAGCTAATATAGCTCTTTCTGTTCTATTTGGATTACCATGGAAAACAGAAGATGGCCCACTAACCAAAACCCAATTACAAAACTTTGAGTCTACTAGTAATTTAAAATACGCCGGAGATCTTAAAATTTATAAATACAACTCTTCCACGAATACTTGGGAGGAGTCGCATTCAATATCACAAATTGTAGAGCAAAATTTGGTTGCAAACTTTAGTAAAAACGGTAATAATTTATTTATTTTTGAGCCTCACTCTCACGAATATAATCATTATAAAAATAGACTAATCACTTGGCGCAGGCAATGTATGAGGGTTTTGACACTTAACGGTTCTGCGTGGGAGGATGAGTTAATTATGGCAGGCACAAATTACGGAAGTTTTGCTGACAAAGAATATTCATATGATGAACATGGATACTCTCAATCACTCACAATACTCTTTAAGTCTTTAGATAGTAACACTTACGGTTCTGATGTGAATGTTTTATATTTTAATGATCATTTTATTGCGGATCAATTTTCTGAGTATGATAATGGAGAAGATATATATGAGTCAGGATCTTTTTGTGCTAGAATGTCTGCAGACGGAAATAAGATTTTTTATATCGACAATAAAACCAATAAAATAAAATACATAACACGATCTAATTCCGGAAATTGGTTTGATAATATTGGCGAAGTTGCCATGAGCAATGATGTTTATGAGTATGAGTTTCCTGATTTTCCACTACCAATTAAAGAAATAAATTTTGAAGTAAAGCAGACCGGTTGGGGCTCAAATTCTAGAATGAATCTCGAAGTAAATTATGATGGTTCTACTGTTGTTGCTTATGGATCAGGTCGGTCTAGTTACGAAAATGTATGGAATGATTTTACTGAACAATACGAGCGATTCGAAAAAGTAACAGAGAAAACACTTGTTTATGTTAATAATTCTTGGAAAGAAATAGACTTAAATATAAGAACAAAAAATGTATATAATTTGATTGTCAATGATGTTCGGTTAAGTAAAAATTCTGCGGGTCGTTTGAGAGTTGCAACAATTATAAGTAGAGAGATTAACCCAAAGAGGCACTACGATCTTCAATATGTAGATATTGATTTATTTGGATTAGGTTTGACTGAACAGTACAAAGGGTTTAATAATGCTTGCTTGTCTGTTTTTGAATTGAACGACAATAACGAGTGGGCTCAAGTTGGAGAATTTGATAGAGAATCTAAGTCAATTGATTTTGCGGTGGATGAAAATATTGATCATGTTTATAATTTAAAATTTGACACCTCTGTTTCTACGCAAAATAGTTTACATAAATATGCAGTAGGGTATTTTAAGTATTATACTCTTGATAGTGAAGATGGGTTCATTTATGCGAAACCCCCATCAAAAAGCGATGACCTTTTTGATTTTTATGAGGTCGATCAACAAACATGGTTTACATTAAAAAGCAATAAAAAAGTAATTCAAGCAGCAAATCAACAAGCTCAACCTACTATCAATATAAATTTTCAACAAAATGAAGCTCCTGAGCTCAACACAAATCAAGATTTTGGAACAAGAGTATGGTTGGTTGGCGCTTCAAGTAATGATTCAATAACACAACTAGAAGATAAATCTGATAACGAAATAACATTAACTTCGGCAAACACCAACCCGAGTGTTGATTCTCCAGATTGGATATCTGATGTTTTTTTCTTTGATGCAGATTATGGATCAAGCGTTACATTTACATGTCAAAATAAAAAATATGAATATTCAGATGGATATTATATATATCAACCAGACGGCATAAATTCATTGAGCGCCGAAATAACATTATTGTTTAAAAATAGATCAAGTCGAGAAACAAATGCAATGCTTCATTTTGTTGAAAGTCATCTGGGTCAATATGATAAAGATAGATCATCTCCGAATCTAAAATACAGTCAGGGTATTGCCGGATTTAGGTGGGGCGGTGAGTCAACATTTCATCCTTACGATTCGACAAATATGCAGTCTAAAACCTTTTATTGTTTAAACTATGATCATTCATTGAATTTTGAAGATAGTAATGATTTGACTGTAAAGTTGAGTAATTTTAATACTTCTTTGTTGAATAAATCTGAAGAATTGTTTGTCAAGCGCGCAGATGATTATTCGCTCACAAGATATTATGAACAAAATGATGTTGTGTTTGTTGAGGAAAATCACCAACATTACTATTACAAAAAAGAAGAATCTGGTTTTGGAACTTCTCCAATATCAAATAAATCAAGCACTTGGTCGAGAAACGGCGGATACTATCAAGATATCAACACAGATTCGTGGACTAGAGATTTCTTTTGGAAACCCTCTTTGGGTCTAAAAATTTCAAATACCCCAAGACTCAAGAAATTAAATCTAAATGGCCCTTATACTCAAATATATCGAGACGGAATAAATGAAAAACTATTGAACATAGATTTGGAATTCAATAACCGAACTGATGAGGAGGCGTATGCTATACTTCATTTTCTTGAACATCATTATGGATGCATTCCTTTTGGTTTTAATCTTCCCGCCCCTTATGAGCAAGATAGAAATTTTGTTTGCCAAAAATGGACACACGCTTACAATTTTAAAAACAATCATAGTATAAAAGCGACTTTTGAGGAATACCCTTTTAAATTAAGCGCGCAAAAATATGATTCTTTAATAACCGAACCAATACTGAGAGAGTCTGAAATGTCTATGTCTTCGTCAATAATTTTTGAAGATAGTGTTGAAGTTTTAAAGAGGTCTAATTTATTTAAAAAAAGAGTGTTTTTTAAAAATGTAGGAGACAAAGCTTTAAAGATTAAATCCATGCAGATTGTTGAATCAGAATTTGATATTGTTGGTCAAGACGAAGGCTCTTCGGAGGCCGTAATGTTACTGGAGAAAGATAATGATGTTGATTATGTTTTAGTATTACCCCCAGACTCTAACCTTCCTTTTGGGCTGAATAATCAAACAATTAGAATATATAAACAATATTCTGATGGGGTTGCAGGTGGAACTTCTTTTAGTGTTGTTCAAGAAATTAATGGTTCTTACCAAAGGGTATCAATTGATGGCTTGCCAAATAGGTTTTTTCAGAGTAATGCCGGTTATATTATGAATTTAAATACTGGAGAAATTAGTAATACATATATAGGATTTATTGATGATTTATTGTTTAAAAATAATAGAAACAAATATCTTGATGGGTCTTATATTTCTCTGGGCGCTGGTCAGACGGGTTATATTGATATTTATTATAATGGATCTTTGCAAGAACTTGACTTTTATGATTCTTTAACTGATGCACAATTTATACAAGTTATACAATCACGAAAAAGTTTTGATGGAAAACTTGAAATTGTGATTGAGAATAGTAATGGAACGGAACAAACTTTAAGTTCAGATATACAAATAAACCTAGAAAAATAATGTCTCAATCAGAATCAAATTTAAACAAACAACTTTCTTCTTTGTTGCCCAATACATTGATCGAACTGTTTGAGATAGATTTTAGTACCATGCAAGAAAATTTCGAAAGATTGAAAGATATGTATGGTATAAATGTAGGTGCGGATACTATTTACAGATTTTGTTCATCAGTCAATTCAACAAATCCAATTGTATGGAAAGGTAAATCATATCAGCCTATGCCTATTATGGCGGAAGGTTTTGAAAGTAAGAACGATGGTCGATTTCCGCGACCAAAATTAATGATTGCTAATCCAGATGGCATATTTTCTAGAATAATATATAACAATAATGATTTTGTTGGATGCAAAATTACGAGAAAAAGAACATATGTTAGATTCTTAGATGATGAAAATTTTCAAAACAGAAATTTAAATTCAGAAGGAAAAAACCCATTCGGTAAATCTGACAGTGATTCGTTTTTGCCTGATGATGTATATTATATAAACCGAAAAGTTTCTGAAGATAAAAATTCGATTGCGTTCGAACTGTCTTCTCCGTTAGAGTTGAAAGATTCTTGGTTGCCTGGAAGAAGATTATATTCAAACATGTGCACATGGAAATATAGATGTGATATTGGTTGCGGTTATAAAGGTTTACCAATTGAAACAATTGATGGACAAAATCTAACAGAAAACTTCGCATTCAATAATAATTTAGATAATTTTGGTAGCATAAACCCCTTACAGTATCCTGGGGGTGTTGATGATATTCCTGAGTGGTCAAAGTTTGGAAGAACCGGTCAATCTACTTCTTCTGGAGGTTATAATTTGAATGATGTTATTAAAATAATTCCAAGAAGTTCCAGTAATCCATACAAGAGAACTTCGCAGGTTTTTGTTTGCATACAAGATCATATTTCTCCAGCAGATCATCATCCATATTTTGATAAAGAATTTTGGTTAAAAGATGAATGTTCAAAAAATTTAAAAGCTTGTAAAAAAAGATTCGATCCAAATTCCGAGTTTGGCTCTCATAATAAATCAGAAAATATCAGCCCAGGTTTGAGGTTCGGAGCATTTCCTGGTGCGGCGGGATTTGGTTATGAGTCATAAAATAAGCGAATCCATTCTAAAACAAATCTCAAACTTTGCAAAGCGAAATAAAAATCAAGAAATTTGTGGGGTTATTGTAAATATTGATGGACAAAAAAAGTTCATCGAATGTGAAAATCTTGCACACGATAAACAAAAATTTTTCGCTATAGACTGTGGCATTTATGTTGAGAATGATGTGGAGGTGGTTGTTCATTCTCATTGCCTTGGTTCGGCCAATCCATCGTCAACAGATTGTAGGTGTGCTAATGATCTAGAACTTCCTTTTTTAATTTATAGCACAATTGATGATAACTTTTGTTTATATGAAAATAAAAGTGTAATAAAATTTAAGGTTTAAGGAACAGTGAATAAGGTATATCTACATGGTGGCCTCGGCAAGAGGTTTGGTAAAACATGGCATGTTGCTGCACACAATTCTCAAGAGGTTATTCAAGCAATTGATGCCAATACAGATGGGTTTGTTGGATATATTGTAAAGCAATCACTTGAAGGAAATGAACATTTTTTGCTTGCAAAAGATCCCAGTCAAATAAAAACACAGGAACAACTAATTGACAACATGGTTGATCCCCAAAAATTGTCAAAAGAAATACATATTGTGCCAAGCATATATGGAGGTTTTATTGCTGCTGCAATAACTGGAGGTATTATAAGTTCTACAGCTGCTACAGCTATAAGCGCAGCAATCTGGGGGGCTGTTGCTCAATTGGCTATCAGTGCACTCATGAAAACTCCAGAAGATAAAGTGCAAACACGAGGAGAAAATGTTTCAACAAAATCGTTTTTGCTGGGCGCATCAAGAGAAAGCGCAAGTCAAGGAGGTTCAATACCTCTTGGATATGGCCGCGCTTTTGTGGGTCCAAACTTGATTGGTCAATCAATGAAAACAGCCAAAATAAACAGTGATTATTTAGAATCCTCCACAGAACTAACATTCACACACTTGATATCCGAGGGCCCAATTGAAGGCCCTGTCAATGAATACGGAAAAAATGTTGATGCATGGGAGACAGATACAAACAATCAAATCAAACCAAGCAAAGACGTTCAGCGCGCATTGTATATAAACGAAAATCAATTGTTAAAAGGTGAATTTTATAATTACAATTTGAATGAAAAAGATGAGCTGCCTGTTTTGAATATCGACTCAAAAGAATCTAAAATATTGAGCAATTATTCGTCATTTATTTACACATATGGACAAGAACTTTTTGGCGCTTCACCATACTTTTCTTCAGCAAATACAAAATCAAATAGTACCGTTCTTACTATACAGGATGCATTAAAAGGGGCTACAATATTTTCACATAAAATTTCTAATATAGATACAAATCAAGTAATTTTAAATATAAGGGCATCTGTTTTTGTTACTCGTCAGGAAGATGGAAGAAATTTGTCTGACAGTGCACACTTTGCTGTTTTTATTGTTCGAGATAATGGTGCCCGAGTGAATGTTCTTGATGCTCCTGAATTTTGCTCGGTTAGAATGGATGGTAGTGGCCAATTGACCGATGAAGATGGTAATTTATTAGGGGTTTCAAAAACCGGATCTAATAGTTTTAAGGTTAGTGGAGTTGCTACTTCTGCTTATCAATTCGAACTTGCTATAAATTTTAAAAAACAATTCAAATCAAAAACACCAACAATTCAAATTGTAAAACTAAGCAAAGAACTTGATACTGCGGCAGCTTCAAATGTTTTTACTCAGTGGCAAACAACCAAAAAAAGATTTATCGGTAAAAAAGTTAATACCCACAAGAAAACTGATTGGAATAGCGTTGGTGGACAAGGAAGAAGTAGGAGTTTAATAATTGCAAATATAGAAGAAAGAATATATGCTCAATTGCTTTACCCTAATTGCGCCACTTCGTCTATCAAAATTGACAGTTTGAACTTTTCAAATCAGCCTACATTTATGTGGCATTTAAAATTAAAAAAAGTATTGATTCCAAGCAATTACGATCCCGTTGCAAGAAAATATTACGGGCCGTGGGATGGTTTATTCAAGGGACAAGCTAGCGCCGCAGAATCAATATATTCTATATCTGACTCGCAAAAGCGTTGGACAGATAATCCTGCTTGGGTGTTTTATGATCTTGTTTCTAATCCTACATATGGATGTGGAAAATATGGCGTAGAAGAATTTGATATTGATAAATGGCAATTGTATAAAATAGCAAAATATTGTGATGAGTTGGTTGAAACAAGCTATCCAATACAAACGGCATCTGGTTTACCCTACAGTTTTGAGTACGAAAGCGATAAAGTATTGCTCGCTGATGAGGGAGAAAAATACTTCAACATAACAATAGACGAAAAACATTATCACAAGCAATCAAACGGATTGACTTCACAAGAATTAACAAATGAGTCGTTTCAAAAATATTTTGAATTTAATAGCGCAGGCAATTATAGTTTGACCATTCCAGAAGGGGTTAAGTCAATAACAGCTCTTGTGATTGGTGGCGGAGGTAGCGGTGAGCGTATCGGGTTTAATGCGGATCTCGTTACTTATTTGAACAGAAAAAGTCTTTTGTATACAAATGTTAATGGAGTTAATGGTCGAGCTTCAACTTTAACCTCTAGCGGTGGTTTAAATATTGTTGCTCATGGAGGGTTGGGCGGAGGTAGAAATGATTATGCTGACAGTGGAAAAAATATAATAAATGGAGCATCAAAAGTAAAATCTCAAATTCTGGGGGTTGCGTCGAGCGGCAGAGATGGAGCAACTAGAATTTCAAGTGGTGATAATTTTGCTATTTCTGGCGCCCGCGGTTCTAGTTATTCATCTAGAGACTCTGCTAGTTTGACGCCAGGATATGGAGCTGGCAGCGGAAGTGGTTCTAGATTTTTACCGTACTGGAGTGTATTCAGACAAAAAAGGTATGTTGAAGCAAAACAAGTAGATTTACTCGGTGGAGGATCTGCTGGAGCATCTTTATGCGAAATAAATGTTAATGCTGGTCAAGTTTTGGATATAACTGTTGGTTCTGGTGGGGTAGCGCACAATGGAGTGGGTACTGGTGGATCTGGTAAGGTTACTATAATTTACAATATAGAAGGTTTAACTTCTCTAAGCGCCGAAGAGCAATTCATTGATATGTTTGGAGATGGTGAAAGCCATCAAGGTAAGTCTGTTGCCTTTTTCATAAATAAACATTCGTACGAAAATAATGCCGATAATTTTATTCAAGACATTAAAAATAAATCTGTATTAAAAGAAAATATCTCTATCGAGCGGCGACAAATAATAAGATCCAATTCAAAAACACGCCAAGTAACACTATCTGGAGAACATTTCGCAAGGCACCCGTCTTCTTTTGAATCCGAGGAAAAGATAAAATTATATGGAGCTTGCGCGGTCGAAAAAGATCACCCCCTTATTGAGCCAAGGTTTTCTGCGAATTTGTATCTAAGGGATTCTGTGAACTCAATAAATATTTTAAACATGTTTGGTAATTTGTTTAGATCAAGGTTGTGTTATACTTCCGGGAAAATTAGTTTGCAGCAAGATTCAAAAGTTTTACCAATTCAATTATTTAACAATACAAATGTATCCAGCGAGGGATTTATGTATTCTGGTTCACAAAAAGATCAAAGGTTTTCTGTTGTTAAAGTTTTGTTTAATAATAAAGAAAATGAATTTCAAGATGAATATGTTTATGAAGAAGATTCTTCGGCGATGCAAAATATAGGAATTATTGAAACAGAAATAAATGCATTATCAATTTCTTCTGAGTCTGAGGCTAGAAGATTTGCAAAGTGGATATTGATGAGTGCTCAATACGAGCAGGAGGTTGTTAAATTCACAACTGGACAAGAAGGAGCTTATGCATTTCCTGGAGCTGTTATAGAAATATTTGATGAAATGAGAAGCGGAAACCTGAGGTCTGGGAGGATTTTAGATATAATTGAAAATGATTCTGATAATGGTTCGTATTTTGTAATTGACAAGTCTATACTGTCCGAACCACTTCTTGGTGATATGGAATTTACTGTATCGGCTGGCGCAGATCACACAACAATTGAAAAAATTGAGTCGCGCGCTAAAAATGAAAAATCTATCACCGATCAAGATGTTGAAATTGATAACGTAAATTCACAACAGCTATTAAAATTTCAAGCCAGAATCATACCCAATCAAGATGAATCTAAATCTAATGTTGTTGATATGGCCGTAAAAATGCAATTTACTATATCAGAGTATGAAAAAAAGAGCGAACAAGATGTAATTAAAAACACAAGAATAGAAAAAGTTTTTAAAGTTTTTTATCACGGATTTGAAGATGGCGATAAGGTGAGGTTTGCAAGTGATGGTGTGTTGCCCAAGGGTATCACTCCATTTGAAGAATATTATATTATTGATTCAACAAAACATTCTTTTAAGATTTCAAAAACACAGTCTGGGCCAGCTGTGAAAATTTTTGGACCAGGAAAAGATAAGTTGTTCAATGTTGGTGGTGAGCATTTTGTGATTCCAATTGATTCAGAAAAAACAAAAGAAAAAATAGATCAGGTTATGATTGGCGCAATATATTCTATTAGGGGAGATATTGGTGTGATCGAAAACAATAAGCAGGATATCTCTTCAACGCAACTCCAAAATTTAGGCGTATCCGATTCGCTATCTGACGATTGGATGAGTTCGAGCATTTTTGGTCAAATAAAAATTGTTGATCAAAATTGGATATATGCCAGAAATTTAGGGTGGATTTACATAAGAGATATGATCGATAGGTCGGGAACTTCAAGTGAATATTTCTGGTTTTATACTGGAGCTTTTGGTTGGGTTGGTACAAATGAAATATTAAAAAATACAATATGGTTTATTCCTTCTGTTAAACAAAATAAAGATGGCGCCTCTGGTTTTGTGAATATAAAATATAGCGGATTTTCTGGTAACATATCAAATATGTTTGTTTATTATGATTCGGTTGATAATATAAATGAAGACGATCAAACATTTAATCTTGGAAGCTCAAACAAGAAACTTGGTCGATTGTGCGATGTCAATTTTGTGAATACAGTTGGTATCTTGGGATATATGTTAAATATCGCTGATTCAATCGAGCCCGAGGTTGATCTTGTTGCGTCATCTCATTCTGAGTCAATGAGTCAAGATAAATATGACGAAATTAATATAGAAAGCTCTAGAATTGTTGATGATGGACAAGCTTTACAAGAAAAACAATCTGTTCAATTAAATATCGCTAATAATCTTGAATTTGATTTGACGAGAAATTATAATATGTTTATTGATGGAGTAACGGGAATAAGTTCATCATTGATAAATAAAACATGGAATTTTATATTTGTGAATGAAAATACAATTGAGCTTGTTGACTCTGAGGATATTTATGCATTAAATAGTGGATTTAATTTTAATGCAGCAAGTTTTTATTTGGTTTCTGAGTTTGATAGTGATCTTAAGAAATTCATTGAAGCAAAATATTTTAGAATTTTAAACAATAAAGAAGTTGCCAAGGGAAATTATGAAATTACCGCGACAGAATATGCTGTTGATAAATTTGACGCAATTGATAAAAAGGGTGTAATCAGAAAACCTGTAGTTCCGATTCCTCCTCAAGAGGGTATGGAGGTTCCGGATGGACCTACAAATTTAGTACTAAAAAGTTCCACAATATAATATGTCTACTTCTATAACAGTTGAGTTTCAGGTAAATGACCTTGATGCGAATTATGAAGTTGTTGGTACTTCTGATAATTATTCGTTTCAGGAAAAACTTGGATTGGGTTCGGATATTGTTTTTGCCGAAGGAGATGCTTTTGTTAAAGTTGTTCCCTTAAAGGGAAATTATGGAATATTTGATTTACGGGTTTTTGCTGTAACAGATATAGGGGTTCGCTCTCCAGCCGTCATTGGAAGAATAGAAGTGTTACCAAAAGAACTCGAAGATACTTTTACGTTTTCAGAAATCAATACAAATCAAAACCTTGATTCGTCTGTTGTTTATACTCCAACATATGCTGGAGACAAATTAGAGATTGATTGTGAATTTGGCGGCAAATCAATTGAGTTTAATTGGTCTTTGGTTCCGCCGAATGGACACCCTCAAGAAGGAAATTCTTTGTCAACAGAATTATTGAATGATACTTTTTTATCTGGTTTTAAAATAAATTTATTTAACGACGGTCAGATCATTGATCTCGAGCAAGCGGGTTATTCAGAAACTTCTCTCGCGGCTTTATCTTCAACCCTTCAAACAGATAAAGAAAATGTTCAGGATATATTTAATAATTATAGAGACTTTTCTTTAAGCTTGAATGAAGCGGTTTTTAATGATTTAAATTTATCAAGAGATGTTTCTTTGCAGATTGTTTCGGTGGATAGATTTGGTAGAGAGGCTACGGGAATCGCAAATGCTACAAATTTAGAACCAGTCATAAGTAACCTAAACTATTCAACCAAAGGCTCTGATACGAGTTTTTCCTGGGAATCTACAGATACAGATTTTAAGGACGTTAAGATTGAAGTTTTAGCTGTACCAGAAGGAGTTTCTTTGGCGCAAGAGGATGACCTTCAAGTAAGCGCAAGTTATCTTAAGAGTTTAAAACAAGCAAAACCATACAACGATTTTGTGGGTGCATATTATGCGGCTGGAGATAAAGTTATTTATAATGAAAAAATATACGAAGCAATTCAAGCTCATACACGAGGAAACAATGAGTATCCAGATGATGATTTTGAAATCGATGAGCAGACCGGAGAGGTAATCGAGGGTGTTGCAAATTGGGCATTAATTGGTGACGCTATAAATTTCTTGTATTTCTCAAGTAATGATCCTGATGATGATTTAGAATTAAAAAATATAAACGAAGATGATACATTAAAAAATGTTGAAATATCAGATGATTTAAAAACTTTTAGTGCTACACAATTGTGGGGATATAAATATTATTACACTTTTCAGCCTTACGATGAATTTGGTGAGGGTAAGGTATACAACCTGACAAAAAAAGGATTGATTGATAAAAATGCAGATGATTCAATATTGGAACCAATATTGGTAAATGTAAAAATTGATAATTTAAGATTCAGGGAGGTTAAAGATGATCTGGTTTTCAATTGGGATGTAACTGATCAAGATGGAAACCTAGTAGACTTGAATCAATACAAGTTCTTGTTTGGCGGACAAGACTTTCCATCTGTTCTTGGTATCAGCGGATCACTATATGATATTCATACGAATCAAAAAATAACAGGCATAACAAATGGATTCAATTCTAAAAGTTTGGATTTTGATGAAGAAGGAGATCTTGTTGTTAATGCAAATCTTCCATCTACAAAAGTATTTGATCAATATAAATATACGCGCGAATTAAATAATAGTATATATAAAACTGGCGGATTTCCTTCTAATTTTGGAGATTATGATTCATCTCAAAATTATGTTTCTGGAGATAATGTATTGAGAGGTGGTAAGATTTATACTGCAAATACGCAAAACAACGAACAGATTCCAAATGTAGAACCAGGTTATTCCACATGGAGTGCATCAAAAACA